GCCGTAGAGTTTTGGGTGTACGACAAACAGCCCATTGAAAAATTTGTAAAATTTGCCGGTGCCGGTGAAGATGACTACGGTAAGATCATTGAATTTTGCAGCGAACTAATCTTAGACAGCGAAGGTAACAAGGTCATGACAGATGGTCATGTGCTGCCTGCTGGCCTATTAATGAAGTGCGTGAACAAAGTCGTAGAACAATTGGGAAAGTAACTGGTAGTTCGCTCAATGAAGGGAGCGCAGAACTACACGCCTGTTTGATGCTAGATGCGCTGGGCGAACGGTATGGTATGCTCCCTTCAGAAGTGTTGGCAAATGCTAACACTTTAGATATTTGGGTGTTTGATGTTGCAATTTCTTATCGCGAGGCACAGGATGCCAAAGCACAAGGAAAAGCACCAAAGGCAAGCCAAGATCAATTGAAACAGTTAATGGAGAATGTTCGTGGCAATTAGTTTTAAAGTCGATGACAAAGAATTTAAAGGTCTACTCAAAGACATTTTAAAAACTGCTAATGCTGACTGGCAAAAGGCCGGCACACATTTTCGTAACATTACACCAATTGATACTGGTAATGCTAAACGCAATACAAATACACGCGGCAAAGTTATTAGAGCCAACTATGGTTATGCTAGTAAACTTGATGAAGGTCACAGTCGTCAAGCGCCAAGTGGTATGAGTGACCCAACTATCACTTATTACGAGGATATCCTCGAACGAGATTTGGGTAAACTATAATGGCAAAAGAAATTAAAGTCTTATTAACGCTGGATACCAGAGGATTTGAAACTGGTATTAGTCGTGCAAGTCGCGCAGTAGATGGTCTAAAAACTAAAGCAAGTGGCGCTGGTGGTGCAATAGGCGGATTAACTAATGCTGTCAATGCTTTTATTGGCAGTCAGATTGTGGGTTATGTTGCAAACACAGCAGATAGTTATACCAATCTACAAAACAAAGTTAATGCTTTCAGTGATAGTCAAGCACAGGCCAATGAAAGAATGGCAGAGATACAGCGTGTAGCAGCAGCAACACGCAGTGGCCTAACTGAAACAGGACAACTGTACACAAGATTAAGTATTGCTGCCAAAGACCTAGGACTAAGTCAGCAAGAAGTAGGACAAATTACAGAAACTTTTGCTAAGGCAACCAAAGTAGGTGGCGCTACCACACAAGAAGCAGCCAGTGCTATGTTGCAGTTTAGCCAAGCAATGGCTGCAGGTAAACTTAATGGTGACGAATTCCGTTCATTGATGGAAAACAGTCCTGTGTTTATGGGTAGATTGCGAGAAGAAGTTGCCAAAGCCACAGGTGATGCCAAAGTAGACCTTAAGAAGTTAGCCAGCGAAGGCAGAATTACTGCTGAAACATTGGCTTGGGTCTCACTGAAAATGGGCAAAGACATTGATGAAAAGTTTGGTAAAACAGTACCAACCATCAGTGAACGAATTGTAGAATTGCAAAACAAAATGATTTCGTTGTTTGGTTCACTGGAACAAAACACTGGTATCTTTAGTGCAATTAGTGGTCTAATTGGATTCTTAACACGCAACTTAGAATTGCTGGCAATTGGTATGGCCGTAGCATTTGGTCCTGCTGCACTGGCTATGATTGTTAAGTTCTTCAATACGATGAAAGCATTGATGATGCGTAATCCCTTTACAGCAATTGCATTAGCAATTACAGCAATTATTGTAGCGTTGGTTGACTTTTGGAATGAAAGTGTAAAATTCCGCAACGCAATGAAGAGTGCTGCCAACGCTGGTATTGAAGCAGTTAATGTATTAATTGCTGGCTGGCAAGGTTTCAAAGCATTCTTAAGCACACTACTGCCTGCTGTTGCTAGTGCAATTGCAGCAGCATTGAATCCATTTGATGATCGTACTTTTATGAGTACGCTTGAAGCCGGATATAGCAATGCAATGAGCAATGCAAGGCAGGCATTTGCAAACGCACCAGCAATTGGCTTTCGTTTTAAATTGGAAGACGAAACAGCAAGAGCAACACCAAGGACAGATCCTGAAGGCGACATTCCACTTGGTCCAGCCAGAGCGGATCCTGCGGCGAACCGTGCAGCCGAGCGTATAGAAAATGCTCGCAAGAAAGCAGAAGAATATGTACAGGCGATTCGCGATCAGATCAAAGCACTTAATGATAGAACTGACAGCGAACTAAAGAGCATTGGCATGGGCGAACTTGCTAAGAAGTTAGAAGAATCACGCCTAAAGAACAGTGAAGAATATGATGAAGTTGTTAGAAAGATTAACAGCATTGAAAACTTGTCTGCTGCTGATCGCCTAAAGAACTTGACTGAAGCAGAAGATCTATACAAGAAATTAGGCATTACTGCACAAGAATCATTAAAGAAAATTGACGCTGCACAAAAAGAATTTGCACAAGGTCAAGCAATGAGCGAAATTGGCACTAACGCAGATCTTGCTCGCAAAGAGTTTGATCAGATGATGCAGTTGGATGGTGAATTCAACGAGGCTAAGAAAGAACGAATGGGCGAAAGATTTGCCATTGAAAATGATTTCTTTGCGCGAGCAGCCGCTCTGCGTCGTCAATACAAAGATCAAAATGATGCTGAATTACAAGGAGAACTTGCAAATCTTGAAGTGCGTAGAGTAGCAACATTAAAATCATTTGATGAACTAACACCAGACAAATTAGGCTTTGCTGAAACACAGCGTACTTTTGCTTACGGTTGGGAACAAGCATATCAACAATACCTACAAAGCACTGAAGATATGGCAGCATATGCTGCTACACAGTTTAGTAATTTAACCAGCGGGTTAGAAGAGGCATTTACAAACTTTGTAATGACAGGCAAACTAAGTTTTAAGAGTTTGATTAACAGTATACTAGCAGATGTTGCAAGAATGGCAGCACAAAATATTGTTAAAGGTATCTTTGGTGCAGTATTTGGTACTGGCAGTGGCATATTTACTAGTATGTTTGGCGGCCCAAGAGCCAATGGCGGTCCAGTACAAGCAGGTAAAACATACCTAGTTGGGGAGCGCGGGCCTGAGATGGTACGCTTTGGTCGCGCTGGCACAGTGATTCCTAATTCAAGACTTATGGAAGGTGGTGAATATGGTGGTGGAATGACACAGGTTGTGTATAACATTAGTGCAGTAGATGCGCCAAGTTTCAAAGCACTAGTAAGTCAAGATCCCCAGTTCATTTATAGTGTAACACAAGTTGGCGGCAAAAGAGCAGGTGTAAGATAATGAGTATACAAACGATAGTTAACAACGCAAGCAGTATCACAATTGACCGCCACAAGACCAGCGGCCAAACAATTAGTCGCAGCGGCTTATTACGCACAGCAGAACTTGCTAGTAATGTGCCTTGGCTGTTTACAGTTGAAATGCACAATGGTTTAGCCTATAGCACCAATCGTGCTGTTACAGAAGAAATTGATCGATTAGATAGAACCATTGAAGAAACAATCAACATTGGCAGCAGTAATACAGGACTTGCTTATATCACAGCATATCAAGGTGGTGCTACACTAACCAGTGCAACCATTAACAGCGTAAGCGGCAGCAATATCTATTTGAATTGCAGCAGTATTAGTGGTAGTGGTTTTATATTCCGCAAAGGTGATTATATTCAACCAGCCAGCAGTTATAGATATCCCTACACAGTAACAGCAGATGTAGCATACAGCACCAGCAGCAATGTGACTATTCCTGTGCACCGCCCAGTTATTAGTCAAACTGGTTATACATTTGCAGGCAAAAGCATTGTAGTTGGCAGCAATGTAACTTGGCGTGTTAAGATGCTTAAGAAGCCAACATACACAATTGTACCTTATGACAGAATTCAGTGGGACAGTGGATTTCAATTAATAGAAGTAATTACGGAAGTGTAAGATGACAACACCTATTAGTGCAGTAGACGGTCAAAATAATATTAGCCATGCGCTGTTTATGGATATTACTCTTGGCGGCACCACATATTATATTAGTAGTGCATACAAGCCTATTACCATTGGCGCTAACACCTATAACCAACTAGGTTATTTTTTACAAGCAGGCAGTTTACAAGACGATCTAAAAAGCAATAACAATGACATGCAGATTAGTCTTAGTGGTGTACCCAATACACTAGTAAGCATTGTACTAGGTACACCTATCAAAGGTGGTAATGTTGTAATCAAACGCGGTTTCTTTGATACCAACACTGATGAAATTATCAGTGGACAAGTGTACACACGCTACACAGGTATCATTACAAATTTTAACATTGAAGAACAAAATGATCCGTTCAGTGGTGATAGAACACATACTGTGGTAATCAGTTGTGCAAGTTTAAACCAACTACTAGAAAACAAATTAATGGGACAAAGAACCAACGGCAGTGATAGAAAAAGATTCTATCCAGGCGATATCAGTTTTGATCGTGTAAAAGATCTACAAGGTATTAGTTTTGACTTTGGTAAGAAGTACACTGGTGGTACCGGCTATGGAGGCGGTGGTGGTGGTGGCGGCGGCGGCCGCTTTGATGGATTTGATTTCAATATTA